GTGAGCGTCATTGTTTACCGCAACGGGGTGCTGGCTGCGGATACCCGCATGACTGTGGAAACAGAAGCCGGCGGTTCAGTTTTGCACAAGTGCGACAAGCTCTATGCCCTGGATAAATCCCAGCTTGGGCGCGTAATCGTGGGGCTGGCCGGCGGATCCTTCGACGGGCTGGCATTCCTGGACTGGCTACGCGGATCCGACGAGAAGCCGCCAGAGCGCCTCATAGACGGGGACGCGGACTTTTCAGCCTTGGTTTTGACCGAGAACAACCGGCTCTATGAGTTCGACAAATGGTGCCGGAAGGATGCCATCAAGGCCAAATTCTACGCTATCGGCTCCGGGGCCAAGGCTGCGCTGGGTGCCCTACACATGGGCGCATCGGCCTACATGGCGGTCAAGGTGGCGTGCAAAATCGACCCCTACTGCGCGGTGCCGGTGAGGGCTATGCGGATCGCTGAAATAGCGCAGCCTCGGCCGCGCGCCGTGCGACGAGCCCGTTCGACACCTTCCCCTGAACAAAAATCCAGCGGCCAAGCTGAGCCGGCACGTCTGAAAACCGAAGCTGATTGACGCGCCGCAGCAACGTAGAACTACGGAAAGACCCGATGCCGGCATTGAAGGCGAAGGATATGAGCGCGTCAATTTGGTTTTGGTTGAGCGTATCCGTGGCTTCCATGCCGATTGACCGGGCCATGAGCGGTATCAGGCGTGCTATGTCCGCGTTGAATTGCGCATCTGCCTGCGCCTGCGTCCACGTGAGCCCCTCAACCACTTCCGGCCCTGTGTGGCCCCAGCCTATCGTCCACACGCCGCCTGGATCACGGTAGGCGCACAAACGGCACTTCTCGAAACCCTTGATAAACGCTTCCCCGTTGGCACTGAGCGCCAAGCTAGCCATGAGGCCGGTCCCGGAAGTAGGTCACGATGACCTGAAACATGGTGCCGATGATGGCCCCGAAGGCGGATCCGGCCGCGAGTAGCGCATTGCGCGATCCTACACGCTTGGCGTTGTGCATCTCCAACTCCACCACCCGCCGGCTGACATCTTCCGTGCTGGCCGTATGCTTCGCGATGGCGGCATTCAGGCTTGCGATACCCGCCTTGACCTGGCCAATGTCCTCTTTAACATCGAACAGGGTTTCAAGTACCGGATCGCTCATGGCGTCACCGACTGGTAGACCCGAAGCTGTGCACTCACGGAGTCTGCCCGGGCTGCAAGAGCGTCGAGCAAAGGGGCGATATCTGGGGTATCTGCTCCCGGCCGTATGCCAGAATCTCCCGCAGGCACTGGCTGAACGCCTGCGGCGGGGGCGCCGGGGCTTTCACTTGAGTTGGCAATGTCGGGTTGCGCACGCACGATGCGGTTGACGCACACCCGCACAGGCCCCAGATCAGAAGCGCCGCGATAGGCGCCCAAAGCAGCAATTTCCTGTTCATAGCGTTTAGCCGCCTCATCGGCTTGCTTCTGGACCGCGGCGGTGCGCACTGCGGCCTGGCGTTCGGCCTTCTCCCGCGCGTGCCGACTGCCAGCGTTGTACACGTGGATGTATGACCATGCGATGGTAACCACTACAAGAAAAACCGCCACTAGCTGGAGGATTTTCATCCATGGAGCGGCTAAATTGCTCAGTTGCGCAAGCAGTGCGTTCATGGCTTTTTCGTGAACACGATGGAACGAAGCCGGGTTATCAGGATCCCCAAGCCGATCCACTTCAGGACAGGGGTTTGCAGCGCATGGGGGATGTAGCTGGCCGCGTCCTGGAAGTTATCCTTCAGGTACTGTAAAGCATCCGGTAGCGCCACGATGATAGTGCCGTACCACATGGTGAACGACTTGGCGCCTTCTTTAAACCAAGCCCACAGCTTGTTGTAGATGGCCAGTCCCTTGTCATAAATTGTTTGAAAGCCAACCATTTTACACTCCGTCAGTCACGGTTGCATCTGCGCCGCTGCGATAAACAGTGCATCCACTTGGGCGTCGGTAAGGCCCAGAAGTTTCTGCTGCTGCGCCACATAACGGTTGCTTCGCTCGATCAACGGTGCGTAGTCCCACCACGCAGCTAACTCTGCGCCACCGTTGGTGATGGCGCTATTGACCTTATCCAATAGCCCTGCGCGTATCAAAGCAATGCGGATTTGAGCCGCAGTGACTGACATGGGCACCTGCACAGTCGGGGGGTTTGTAATAAACTGCCCGTTGCCTGCATAAGAATCGCCCACGTTCGCGGTATCTGACTGGATTAGTGTCAACCCGTCACCCGGGGTGAACGTGTCGGATCCATTCCATGCAGCGATGTTGGTAACGTTCCCAGTCCTGTTAACAACGGCGTATCTTGTTTCCATGACGTTTCCTAGAAGTACGTAATCACGCGCACATATCCACCGCCACCCGCGCCGCCCGCAGCGCCGTTGACAGACAGACCGCTAGCGCCGCCACCGCCACCGCCGCCTTGCAGTGCGGACTGCCCTGCCGTCGGAGACGCAGGGGTTACGGATGTTCCTCCGGCTCCGCCGACGCCCCCACATTCTCCTGATGGTAATGCGCCCGCGTTCGAGAAGTTATCCGGCGTCCCAGTTGCGCCGCCACCAAAACCGCCGCCACCACTTGATATGCCACCACCAGCCCCCGCACCGGCGGCACCGCTAATTGATCTCGATGTTCCTGCACCTGCGGCTCCGTTAACGCCTCCACACCCTCCTGATCCAGCACTGACGAAGGTAGCCCACGCTCCCCCGCCCCCGCTACCGCCTGCTGCTCCGTTGAGGCTACCGCCGTTCCCCGCCGTAGATCCCGATGCGTTCGACCCAGCTACTATGCTGCCGCCGCCACCGCCTCCTCCGGAATTAGACGCGATTTGGCCGCCAGATCCCCCGCCGCCGCCATATGCTTGAAGGTAAGAACCGAAGGTTGTGGTTCCTCCCGTTCCCCCATTGCCGCCCGCCGTGTTGTTGGCTGTAGCGCCAGCGCCAGCCGTTCCGGCTGCGCCGATCGTCACCGATACCGTGCCGGTCATCTCTGCTGCCTTGAAATCCCAAAATTTTGCATATGCACCACCGCCGCCGCCGCCACCTGAACAGGCTGTACCGGATGCGACTCGCGCGCCGCCGCCACCGCCACCGCCGCCGCCGACAGCAAAGACATGCACGGTTTTCGCACCCGTAGGCATGGTCCACGTGCCCGAGGACGTGAATTCCTGGATGTTGACGGGCGGGGGTGCGCCGACGTAGGTAGACAACTGCGCCGGGGTCACTGATACGGTTGCTCCCCCTTGCACTGCGGGGATTTGTTCAGTTCCGACAATCGCTCCGCCTGCCGGGAGCGCTGAAATTTTGACATCCGCCATGGGTTAACTCTCCGTAATCAGCCTGTTGCCGCTCTCGGTGTCGATGAAATTAGAGCCTTCGGTCAGAATGTGGTTGACTATCGGGCCGCCACCACCCAAGGTCGGCACAATCGGGGTCGCATCCCCGAGCAGCGCAAACGTGTCGAACGTTCCGAACAGCACGATTAACTCGACGTGATGACCGCGAGCGTATCGCCGGGTTTGACAGCGAAATACTCCGTCTGACCGGCAATGAGTCTTGCGCTGTTGGTGCCTGATGCCGTCGGGTTAGCCCCGCCCACTGCAACCGCGCAGATGGCTTCGGCATGGAGGCGCACAATGCGCGTTGCGGCATTGAATGGTGCCGACTGGGTAGACCCGGCGCCGATGGCCACGACCTGTTCCGCCGTGGCCGGAGTGCCCGCCACTTGGGCCGCTTCGTTTGAGCCCCCGCCGAGCCCTGGGAATTCTGTGATGCGAAGATTAGCCATTATGCCACCCCGATTTCAGCGTCAATTTCAATTGTCACTTTGCTGGCCGTATCGGCCAGCCCCGACAGGAAGTCCGCCGCATCCATGCGCAACTGCCCGTACCAGTCCTGATAACTCTTGGCCCCGAGTGAGTAGCCGGCCGGGAAGAACACTTCAGTACCGCCCGCCGAGCCCCCGGTAGCGCCTTTGTACAGGCTCACCGTGCGCGCGGCCGTATCGGTGTTGACCACCCGGACGTGCTTGATGATCAGGTAAGGCTGCGTCTGGGTGTAGCCCACCGGGCCTGCCAGCGACGCGATGCCGCAGTTCAGGATGTTTGCCGCTGCCGCCGTCAAATACTGAGGCGGTATGTTCAAAATCTTGTTGGCTGCCATGTAACCCCCCGGGAGTGCCTGTAGTATAGCCGATTATCTTACACTGTGCTAATAGCTGAAGGATAACACTTTGAACACTGCGTCCAGGGCCGTGCCTGAGCGCAAATAGTTGTAGAAGTGAATCCCTACTCGATCAGGCGTTGCCGCGAAGTTACCGGTGTATGTGTACATGAGTACCCAATTTGTCCCGTCGATGGATATGTAGAAAGCATCGCTAGTACCAGTCCTTTTCACGCGAAGCCACAGCACGGGGCTATACTGGAAAGGGGCATTTATGCCTACGGTCCCGGTAACGCTGGCGTTGAACGTGGTGCCGCCAGTGAGTGTCATGATGTTGTAGTTGGGGCCAGTATCCAGCGCCAGCGCGAACACAACCGCATTGCTGGTGCTGCTGTCCTGAATCTGGATACCGAGGGTCAGATAGTTTCCGTAAACGGCTAATATGCTGCACGCCATCTGCACGTCGTAGTTGCCGCCAGCGAATGTACGAATAATGGATGTTCTGTTCGTGTTCCCGTTGGCGGGCGCAGCTATCAGCATGGAGCCGTAAGCGTCGGCCGAATACGAGTCAGATCCCTGCGCCTGCCACGTCCAACCAGTTTGTGGCGGAGCGGTAAACGTCCCGAATACAGGCGCCAGTCCGCTACCACCGCCCCCACCCCCGGCCGCGCCGGGCGGTCCAGGTGGCCCCGGATCCCCGTCTACGGCTTCGTCCCCTATGAACAAGATCGCGGGTCCGGGCGGCCCGGCGGCGCCGGCAGCACCGGGAGCGCCGTCTGCACCCTTCGGCCCGGGGACTGCCATGAGCGGTTCTTCCGGGTCGTCAGCCACCATATAAACGGACGCGCCCGGGGCGCCGTCGTGGCCTATGATGCCATCCTGCCCGCGCTGACCCGGGGGTCCGGGGTCCCCGTCCCCGCCACCACCTTCCTCGAAGATCAGGGCCGGAATGGGTGCGGTAAAGCCCACCGGCACGACGCCCACAAGCGGGCCGCCTCCGGAGAGCCCTTGGCCAAGCGCCAAGGTAGCGGAAGGAGCCGTGGCAATGGTGGTCCCGCCGCCTGTAACGGGCACCGTGCCTAGAAGCGCCTTGAGTTGGGCCAGCGTCAGGGTTTGGGCTTCGTAGCCCGCTATGGCGGTTCCGCGCGTCGCAGCCGGATCCGGTACGCGCACGACTTTGCGCACGCCCCCCACAACGGGTAGCTGAACCTTCTTCATTTTCCGCTCAACAAGTCAAATAGCGCTTTGGCAACGTCCTCCGGCGCCAGCGCTGCGGCCGGAGCCTTGGGCGCTGCGGCCGGAGCCTTGGGCGCTGGAGCCTTGGGCGCTGCGGCCGGGGCTTTGGGCGCTGCGGCCGGAGCCTTGGGCGCTGCGGCCGGAGCCGGGGCTTGGATAACCCCCGGCTGGCCGGGTGCCAAGTCTCGCGGCCGTACCGTATACGGTGCAGGGGACCGGATAAGGTCGCCTTCAGGCACACCTTGGCTTGCCACTGCTGGATAATCGCTGTACCGCGGTGCGTCATGAAACTGTGTTTCAGGTGCCAGCCCGAGTTCGGACGATAGCGTTTCCGGGTACTGCTTAAATGGCAAGCCGCTTGGGGCGTGATCGCCCTGCGCGCCCGGGGTCTTGGCAAGCGTCAATGCTGGCGGCTCCGGCCGTTCAAGATCCTTGAACAGGAAGTCCGCCATGGGTATGCCTTCGCCCGGTGGGGTGGTGGGGTGCGGCCCTTCCGCCAACTCTAGCGGTGCCGGCCCGGACCGTTCAAAATCAATCGCAGACTTCCCCGGCAACGGCGGTGCGCTTGGGCGCTCGTTGGTGGTGAACGGCAGTTCGTACTGCAAATTTGGCCCAACACTGCCGGCAGCGGGTTGCAAGCCGAAAGGCAAGCGCGCGAACGCATCGGGGGAGCGCTGCGGAAACATGCGGTTTGCCCTGGCCAGTGCCGTATCTTCAGATCCGGTCAGCAAGCGCCTCCCCAATGCCCGACCGCCGACAACGCCAGTTAACCAGCTAGGGCTGATAACTGTGCTGAGGGAATGCCCGCGGTCGCCCATCAAATCGTATGCAAAGCTCGGTGGGTTTTCTATCCCGGAGCCAAGTCGCGATACCGTTGGGTACTCGTTTGCGAAGTCGGCTATTGTTTTCAAACCGCCTGTGAGCAAATCCGGGTCGGCTCGTTGCAAGCGAGCGATGGCCCCGGCGTCAACGTTAGAGCCGCGAAGCGCTCCTTGCACTGCGTAGTTCTTCGCCAGCGCCTGCCGGGCTTCCCGGAATTGATCGCTTGATACTTCGGAGCCCTCCGGAAGGTTGCGCTCTATGTGGCCTTCAAGCGCGCGACTCATGTCAAGCTGCGCACGCCCCAACTGCTGGTTGCTCACGTCGTCAGACGCTATGTTGGCGAAACCTTCCTGGCGCAGCCCCTTCACTTCGTTGACTACCTGCCGTCCAGTCACCACGGAACCGGGGGCGGTAAGCTGTTCTTTCAGTTTGGCTATTTGCGCTTGCGCTTGGGGAGTTCCTGCACTTATACGCCCCCCGGAAGGCGATCCGACATTCATCACGTCCTGAACCGCAGTGTTGTCCAACGCTCCGGTTGGCAGTGCTCCCGCGATACGGTCGTATATGGCTTCGGGCGCTACCCGCGCTGCCTTTGTAGCGTCATACCCGAGCGGCGCTTCTCCGGTGTGCCCGGCTTCGCTCGCCCCAATGATGTTGGACACCTTCTGATTCTGTAGCGTCAAGGCATCGCCGCCGCTACCGCCAGCCAAAGCGCGCGCTACGGTTCCCTGCGGCGCCACAAAACCCGCCTGTTCCGCTGGGGTCATTGCCGCTTCTCTTGCGGCCGCGCGCGCAGCCAGAGCGCCGCCTATTCCCTTCGTCGCGCCGGCAACGGCACCGGCGGCGGGAGCAAGGTTCATTACGTCCCCGGCTACTGAACCCGCATGGTGCAGAATGTCTTGAGCGGTGGGGCTTATCTCCCCCAGTTTCGTGTCCGCTGCTTTTACTGCGTTGCCGATAGCCTGCGCAGCGGGAAGCTCGGAAATACCTTGCACCAAATTGGAAGCCATGGCACCCGGTTTTACTTCCAGGGCTTGCACAAAGCGATTGTCCGGAGCGCTGGTGTCGCCGCCGGTGATGCGCCGCGTCAGATCCTGGACTGCGTGCGCGGCTCCGTAAGGGATGTTCGCAATGCCGCCGGCAGCCAACTGCGCCAAGCCGCCAAGCGTATTGCCGAAAGTAAGGGGTGCGCCGGGGTGGGGCGCAGCGCCAGAATCGAGCGGGGTCTCACCAACTACACTCAGTTCAGACTGCGGTGCAAGTGGCGTCTCCCCGATAACCTGAAGCGCGTTGCTACTGGCTGATGCGGCCATTGATCACCTGCTTGGGTATGCCGTTCACCAGCGTCCAGCTAGTGCCATCGCTCAGATGCGTAGCAACGCCCGCCCGCAATCGGGATGCCACAGCGGCCGGTAGCGCTGGCGCGCCCCCCGGGGCGGCTCCTGGGGCGGCTCCTGGGGCGGCTCCCGGGGTAGCTCCCGGGGTAGCCCCGGGCGTCAGATTATGCGTGGCCACTGCTTGCTGCACGTCCGGCATCAAATAGCGCTGCTCATAATCATTGCGGCCCGTTGCGGCGCGGTACTGCTGCCCAAGCCCCTGCGCCTGCCGCGACAACATGCCGAGCAGCGTATCAATGGCTCCCCCTGTTTGCTCAGGGGCGTTAGCCAGTGAACCCGCCATGTTGGCAAATTCCGTGCGCTCCTCTTTTGTGCCGGCACCGGATTGCACCATGATTTTTGTAAGCTCGGGGCCGATGAGCCCGGCCGCAGATTTGAGCGACACAGGAGCCGGAGTGCCGAATATGCGCGTCCACGCCGCAGCAAGCTGGTTCGATGGCTGGAAGCCGCTATTGTTCAACTGGCTAAACAGGTCCTTGTACTGAGACAAGTGCCCGATGACGTTGTTCAAGGCGCGCGTCTGCCGCCCTTCCGGCCCGCGGGCGAAGTTGTTGAGCGCTTGCGTTGCGGCCGTGTAATCCTGTTGATTAGATATGATGGAATTCAAGGCGGGGTCATCATACGGCTGGCCTGTCTGCCGTTCTGTACCCGCCATCTCCCCCACTCGCGCCAAGATAGCCGACCGGATGTTACTGGCGCCCATGCCGAGGGGTGGCATAATCCCTTTCTTGTAAAGCAGGTACGCGCCTACTTCCACGGCACGCGGGTCAATCGCAGCATTCGCCTTTTGCTGGTGAAACGCTCCGGGATTGTTGGCTTGCGCATCGTGTAGTCCGGCCATGGCGTTCTGCGCGGCTGTCTGCGCAGCACCAAATGGCGTCTGGTGAACATCCGGTGCGTTCATGCCGGGGAGCATCGCATAGTTGGCGGGCACGCTTTCCGGCGCAGCTACCTTGCCCTGGATAGCCTGCTGCGCGGCCGTCTGCGCCGGAGTGTTCAACTGCGAAGCATCCCCCAGCGTCCCGCGGTTAAGGTATTCCTGTAGCCCTTGGACCATTTTGGTAGCTACTTCAGCGTTGCCGAAGCCACCGCGCATCGTGTTGGCCATCGCGCTTGCCTGCGCTTCGTGGCCTGGACCCATGGCTTGATTGAGTGAATCTTCAATATTGCTGGCCGCTGTCGCCTGATCGCGCGAAACCTGAGCTTTCTGTAGCGCCTCTTGTGTTTGCGCCGAGCGCAAGCCGTTGAGCGCCTGGCTGTTGGCAACGTAAGAATTCAGCGCCGGACGGTTGATAGGAGCCCCAGCGGCGCCAGACAACGCATCGAATAGTGGAGTCAAGTTAGCCATCTACGTTCCCATTAGCTGTACATTGCGCCGCTACCGCCGGTGGGCGCTACCTGCGCGGACTTGCGTGCTCCGGCAAGCGTTGCGCTCGAACCGCCACCGGATGGATACCAGTCTGCCGCACTTTGCCCGAGACCGTAAGCCAGTTTGCCGCCCAGCATGGCCCACGGGTTGGCCTGTCCCGCCATCTGCGCTCGCAACTGGTCAACAAAATGTTGACCGTAGCTCTCCATGCCGTAACCGCCTAGCTGTGTAGCAAGCGTGTTGGCGTCGAGCCCTTCGTTCTGGCGCTGACGCACGGCCGCATCTATCCCGGCCATCTGGCTTGCAAGCTGATTGCCGTAGTTGTTGACATTGGCCTGAGCATCTTGCGTGCCGGCATTATACCGTGCGCTGGCGCCGCTCACCGGGGCCAAGGCCGAGTCCGTACCGCCAGATGCGGCTCCCGCAGCGTTGCGGCGCAACTGCGATATGTAGTCGCCAGTAGCCTTGCCTTGAATGGCGTTGGGATCGCTTTCCGCCACCTTCTGGACGGCCTGGTTAGTGGCCGCGGCCGCTTTGGACTGCACCTTCTGCTGGTCCATGATCGCCTGCGCTTCAGCCGCATCCTGTCGATTGCTGGCCTGCTTCTGCGCCGCGTACTGCGTACCGGCTCCGGCAGCGGAGATAAGCGCGGGAACCCAGAATTCTGCACCGTATGCCATGACTAGACCCCTTTAGGCCCTGGCGCGTTGCTCGCGGCCGTTTTCGTGTCGCTTTTCGGCAAGTGTTTGGAAAGCGCAGACGCTGCCGCCAAGTCTTTTGCCGCCGCCATACCCGACGAGCGCGCAGCGAATGCCGGTGCCCCAAAGGCCCTTGCCGACAGATTGATACCCGTGGCCGCCTTCACAGGGCTGGCAGGCGTGTGCTTCATGAATCCCGGTCCCATAGTGTTCCCCTTAATATCCGCCACCGCCGTACCAGCTTCCAATAGGCGTGCTTTGCGCCTTGCGGTTGGCGGCGGCTGTTTGCTCGTTCTTGTATATGTTTGCGGTTCCTGCGAACACATCGCCAAGAGCGTTAGCGTTGAAAGCCGACTGCGCAGATCCAAGCGCCGCACGCTGAGCCATCGCGACTTGCGACGGTATGGCCCCCGTATACGCGCCCTGCTGAGCCAGTGCAATCATCTGGTTCTTGGAGTTTATATCTGCTTGCTGCAATGCCGCCTCGCCGGCTTGTGCCTGCTGGGAGGCTCCCAAAAGCCCTTTTGTGTAGTCCTTCTGAAGCTGTGTGTTGGCGTCCACAGATGCGCTTCCACCACTCAGGCCGCTCCGGGCCATGGCGAATTTCAGATTGCGGGCGTTGATGCGTTCCTGCTCATTGACCTGCCCCGTGAGGTAGTTGTTGAGCGAATTCCCGTAATCCGTATACTGCTGCTGGCGCGCGGGCGATGAGTACGCCTGATTGATGCTGTTGATAGACGCCTGAATCTGCCCTTGCCGAGCATTTTCAGCCTGCTGCGCCGCAGCCGCCGCGTTACCGCCACCGCCGCCCATGCCCATACTATGCCCCTACCCTTGAATATACGCACGCTGCTGTGCCGTCGGCGCAATAGCCCTGAAGTGTGGCTTCCAGGCTATAACGCATTGCTTTATACCAGCGGTCAAGCTCGGGGCGTGCCTTGACGCGAATCTCTGGCACCAAACATTCTACCCTATGCGCTTCACCGCTTTCAAACATGGCGTTCATGATGCGCCGGCAGGCCAGCGTCACCCGGAAAGCAGTGTGCGGCTCCCAAGCCTGCGGAGTCGTAAGCAGGTAGTCCCGCCACACACCGGGACGTTTCATGACGAAACCGCCGGCTGCCAGCGGTACGCCATCTTTCTTGACTACCCACTTTGGGCCGGGAATCGAAAAAGCCGATACAGCGCACGCATCTTCAGTGAAAGGCTCGCCAGATATGCGCTCAATGTGCTGGCGCTCATCTGGCGGCAATTCCAGGCAGATCCTCAAGAAGTCCAGAAGCAAGGGGTTACTGAATACTTCGATCATCCAAGCATACCTCCTGCGCCTCGAAGATCGTTGACGTACACGTTGGCAAGCTGGAAAGCCCACGACTGGTTGCCGTGAAACGTTAGTATCAGGCTATAGCTCGGGGCCGCTACCGCAATCGGGATGGGCGTCCCGGGCAATGTGTCAGCACCGCTTACCGTGTACGCTGCCGTAACGTGCTGCGAAGTGCCGAATCCAGCGTTATCGCTGAATGTGGTGATGTCGGTTTCATCGTAGGCTATTTGCACATCCACGGCACCCGTGCCGACAAGATCCAGCCCAACAAACATCTTGTTCATGCCGAGCGTGTTGTAGTCCAGATACGGCCACTGCAATCTGCCAATGAAGTCCGTCGGCGTGCCGCCTACATCATCTTGTATGGCGCTCGCATCCAGTTTCCACACCAGATCGTTAGCCGTTCGCAGATACAGTGCTTCGTCCTTCACGCAGCCATCCGTGAGCGCTTGCGGAAACACGTAGCGGCTCCACGTCTTGAGCCCGGTGCCATTGATCGTCAGCACAAACACTTGAGGTCCGAATATGAGCCAATATTGACCGCGCCCCGGGTGGTATACCGAAAACGGATCGTAAGCGCCGGCTTGCACTGCGGCCGTAACGATAGGATCCACGGGCTGGCCAAACTGCCCCAGTGCCATGTTGGCGGTAGCGCCTACCGTGCTCAGATTGCGTACACCAACCGACGTAAGGAACAGTAAGTCATTGGCCACAGACTGCGCAGCCCGGGGCCAAATAGATCCCACGGGTTGCGCATCCAGAAGCGCCATATTCTGCGGATCCGGGTCTATCTGCCACATCTGATAGCCGCCGGAGTTGAACACTATCAGGTTGGATCGGTACAACGCCAAAGCAGCTATCGGGTTATCACCGTAGTTGTTGAGGCCCGTAGGCAAGTACCCAGCGTTATCAGCCGATGACCAGTCGGTAGGGTCAACGGCCGCGCAAAATGCACAGATGTCGTTATCCCCGGAGAACACGTGCGACGCGCCCAGCGCCGCGGTTTTGGTCTGCGGGCATTTTGGATCAGACACACTACGGTCGATGCAAACCCAACTCATGCCGCCGTCCACGACAGATACGCCTACCGTAGATGGCCACGCGGGTTCAGACGCTCCGGATTGCATGATCGGAAACGCTGCCCACGTGACGATACTGGTGCCTATAGCCTTCCACGTCACGCCGCCATCGACGACAGTGTTGCCGGAAATAACGGGCCATGTAGGTTCTGTTGAAGCAGACGTACCCGGAGTGGCCTGCACTGCTTCGTACAGGAAATTGCTGACCGCAGCCGGGGTTTCCAGGTTCCACGAAACCAAGTCGAAATACCCGGTCTGGCTGCTGGTGCCGTTCTGGCAACGCAGCACCGCGCGTGCCCGGGTAGCGCCGGATGGCGCAACGCCAGTAGCTGTGATGGGCTTCCAGCCGGCGCCTTGCACCAGCGTACCCATAACTTCGAGTATTTGCGTGTCGGTGTTGTCGTAGAACCTTACGCCCACGGCGCAAGAGTTATCCGTACCCGTGGCGTTCGGATCCCCGAACGCATTGACCATAACCGACTGCCCGGGCACCACCGTTGCGTAGCTATTCATTACGGCATAGGTGTTGCCGTGGTTAACTGTCAAGGCGCAAGAGTACACCCCCTGATATGGATGCACCGTGTTGATGGTTCCGTTGCCGGGCGCGTTGAATACCCAACGGCCATCATTGCCATTCTCGAAGTCCCCGTTAGGGATTGCATTCACGAAGGCGCCTTGACTAGTGCTAGGCTTAACCACGGCACCTTGCGCGTACAAAGTGCCGGGGGTCCACGTGGACACTGACGGTTGCGTTATGGGCAGCGCACCGCTGCCCGATGTACCTGTGTTGTTGGCGATTACGTTGCTGTTGCCATAGCGATTGGTTATCGTCTGCCCCAACGGTTGCGCACTGGCCGTGCTGCCCCCCGTGGATGCCGAAGCGGACCGATCAAAATCTCCGAATTCCTGGACGATGGCGTTGGGCGTCGTCGGCCACACAGGTTCGCTGAAGCTGGTGTGCGGAGCCGCGCCAAAAACGTTGAGCGCCTTGTAGTAGTACCCGTTGTATGCAGTCGGCTCGATGAGTTGATTCAGCGCTACCGCCATGTTCGGCTGCCACGTGGCGTTCGGGGGCAAGTTGCGCTGCGCTTTGTACGCAAAGCCGTTATATACCGTGGGCTCGAACACATCCCCATTCTTGTGCACGGTGTTGGCTGACCAGACGCCATCGCTTTGCATCCAGTAATGAACGATGTCCCCGTTGGCAAATTGCGCCACAACGTACAAAAAGCCCATGAAAGGCTTGGCGAACCAGATTTTCGCTACCGACTGCGCGGGGGCGTGCGGATCGACCAGCACGTTGCACTTAAAGCCGGCGGGCACTGTTTGGAGCGACGAACCGAACACGTTGAAGATGCCGTTATCGAGTGCAAGGCCTTTTGTAGCCGATGTCAACGCTGCAATGCGCGTTGTGCCTTCACGCTGCGCAATCGAACCGTCTTGCGCAATGTACCCATTGAGCAGGTCATACAACTGGCGCGCAGATGCGCCGCCCTTGACGCGGAGCCTGTTTATGCCTGCTGCGAAGTTACCTAGAGGTATCGGCCGCATTCTAGCCGCCCTGGTTGTCTTGGTACTGAATCAGCGTCGGGCGTACTGCCGGCGGCACTGCAATGGTGCCTGGAATGTAGTGCGCGGTTTGGTGGGTTCCAGCGATAAGCTCCGAGCGGTAAGAATTGGACATGGCTGCTATGTCATTGGCGTCCTGCTGGCCGTAATGAGCCTTGGCCGTCGCCAGCGCGTGCAAAAACACCAATTCAGAGTCTATGGTGGTTACGTCGGTATCGGCCGCGAATGCCAGCAAGCCGAAGTGCGCACGCATCCACAGCCAGTACACTTGATCAGGCGCCGGGTAAATCTCGATACACTGGCGGATGTCGTAGCGCGCCGGACGCCACGGCTTTGTGATCATGGTATACAACTGGGGCGGGATGCCCTTGGTGAGCGGATACCAGACATTGCGCCGGTCTTGAATACCCGCCCACTCGATGGTTTTCACCGGGTCCAGATGGAAGTTGGACAATGCATCATCGTCGTTATCCTTGAGCGAGTAGAAGCGCTGCCCCGGGATTACCTTCCATCGGAAAAACCGCCGGGTATGAAGGGCGGTATACCGTCGATACAGGTAGTTCTGTGCGCTGATGATGAAGTCATTGACCAGCGCCGTCATCCCGGGCGGCGGGTTGGTCGCCTGTACGGCAAACCCCAAGCGAGTCATGACGCGCTGCCGCAACTGCCCCAGCGTAGCGGATGGATACCCGGAGAAGTCAAGGCGCTGCGCGTTGTAGCTGATCGGATCGAACGGTGTGGGAAAGTCCCATGGGAGCGCTTCATCCGTGTTGCGCGTGATGGCCAAAGCCACGACCCACGGGGTTGCGCCCGGCGTAACCGAACCCCCGCCAGCGGTGATATTCACGAAGTAGCCAGTTGCTCCGGTCAGACTGACCTGGATCATCCCGCTTTCGTTTATGGTCTCCTGCGGCGTGCCTTCACTGCCGATTCTGGTGCTTACAGGACTGCTGCCATCAGAATGCGTTGAGTACGTTATGACCGGATAGCTCCCGTCGCTCGCTCGCTGCATGATCGTCCACGTCAACGCCGATGCCCCCGTCAGGAAGGACGGATCGCCTACGAATTGAATCTGGCCGCCTGTGACGCCAGCCGCGTTGCCAAACCAGTAGTATCGGCCGTCGGAGGACACAGGTGCAGGTACATCCGCCATTATCGTACCCCTACAGTAAATTCGGCAGGTGGCACTTTGCTCGTGCCCTGCACATTCTGGAAGGCAAATTGTATCCTATTGCGCGTATTCATGCCTAGCTGTGCAAGTTGGAGCGATGCGGGCGCCGGCCCTAGATCATACTCCACCCCGTAGCGATCCCGCTGCGCTCTGAAGAACAACTCCCCATTGCGGACGTATGCGAATATCACATCCGAAGTCTGCAACTGCGGAGGCCGCGCGTCATCCAGTGTTGCGAAGGGGCGATACACTATCCCTGGCACAAGGCTGGTTGTGTAGGTCAAACCAACAGTGTCATACCAGTAGTAGCTGCACTGCCCATTCTTGTCTGCCCACGCAATGAATGGACGGGCGTTCTGGTCAAAAGCCAAGGCCACCCAAAGCGCAACTACCCCTGGCAGGATGGCGTACTGCGGAGTATTCGGTGCCGATAGGTAGATGCCGCCCGGGAGTGCCTGCGCGGTCCACAACTGGTACTGAAGCCCCGCCGTTGGGTTGCCTATCGCGATTCCGCCATAGTGCACGTCCACAAGGCCCAAAGCTGGCATTGAGCGCACCGCCTGCCGTGGCGGCAAGAAGTTGCCAACGATGGGGGTTGTGGACAGTACGTTTCCGGGTAGCATGGCGTTTATGGAGTGTTGATAGCCCAGCTATATCCAGCGGACAGTGTGAGCACTTTTGTCCCGTCTTTCGGGATACCTGTGCCGAAGCCCACCTGAAATGCGCCGTTGCTGCCCGAATACACCCCGCATGTGTAGGTAAAAGACTGCACGCCGCCAGCGCCGAAATTCGCACTGCCCAAGTTCCATGTGAGGGTGCCACTTCCCGCGAAGGACCCAGATGAGTAGGCGTTGCTAACTGCGGAGTCAGCATTGGCAGGGCTTCCCGCCGGCGTCATTGCCGTGACGGCTCCGATAGTACCGGAAAATGCAGTGTTGTAGTATGGCCCAAACCCGGCAGTGTCCAAGCCACTCCGTGCCCATATCGTGTAATCGGTTGCTTTCACAGCCCGGAGCGTGTAGCTGTATGGCGTGCCGCCGATAGTTACGCTGCCTGTTACGTCGGTCGTCGGCACGTACTGAAGTAGCTGGTAAGTCACATCCAGGGCTTCCGCAGCCAATACGGTGATGGTTGTTGGGGAACCCCCGCCGTCAAGAATGAGCGCGCGACTAAACAGACTGCTGGTAGAAGCCCCAACGCCTACTTCAGCCAGGTTGCCGGTTGCCACTCCGGCCGCGAATCTGAAAGTGACGGATGTCGTACCGTAATACGGGGCGCTCGCCTGTGCGGATCGGTTGCTTACGTTTATGGTGGACGTGCTACCCACCAACGAAACCAGCGAGGTACCTCCGAGCGAAGGCGCCGTATTACCGGAGCCCACAGCGCACAAGGCGAGAATGTTCCCGGTTCCGATCAGGTTGGCGCCATTGGTTGTGATCAGGTTTGGAAAATCCGCAAGTAGTCTGCGCTTGCCACTTTCCATGTTAACTGCGTGCATGGTGAAGCGGCCGCGCAATCCGATAGGCGCCAATATCTCCCGATCAGGTTCCAGAATCTTGCAGCGCGGTATCCAGATATTCATGCCAAGGTTCCCCCAGAAAACGAGCCGGTGACGGATACATGCTCCGCCGGCCAGTTGGTATATGTTACAAGGCCGACAACCAGCGTGCCAGCACTGAACAAGCCTGTAACGGATACGTGCTCTGCCGGCCGGTTGGTGTAGCTCACAAGACCCAAAATCAGCGTGCCAGCGCTGAAAGAGCCCGTAACCGATACGTGCTCTGCCGGCCAGTTGGTATAACTGTACAAATTAGTCATGAGCGTGCCGCCCAACAGCGTGCCTACCGGGCTGACGTGCTCGCGGTAAACGTACTGCGGCTGCTCGAACACTTGACCGTGTGACGTGAGCCATTCCAACACATCTATCGGATAGACCCTGCTCGTCAGATAGACCAGCACATCCATCCACGCATACGGATCCATGACATCGCCGTTGCCGTGAGGGGTTGTCGTCGGTTGCGTAGCGAGCGCCGGGCCGCCGGTTGCCCACGCCCACGGGTTGGGCGCATCCCCGTGTCCTGGTGGCGTCACCGTTGATTGAGCGGGTATTACGGGGCCGCCAACCGCCCACGCCCACGGATCCAGCGAATCGCCGCCGCCATGCGGCGCCGCCGTCGGCTGCACAGTAAGCGCCGGGCCGCCGACCGACCATGTGTAAGGGTTTGGAATGTCCCCGTTGCCGCTCACTCAATCTGCTCCAATAAAAAGGGCCGGGAGTGCTTGCCCACCCCCGGCCCTAGTCCCATCGGCCACGACTCCGACGGGCGCCCCCTCGCACACTCAATTCAAAATGCCTTCCTCATCCTCCGCCTTGGCTTCGTCAATGCGCTTCTGAAGCGCCTTGATGCCCGCTCTAGCCTGACCGTACACAGAAGCAGCGTAGGGCACACCGCTCTGGCGATCAGCGCCATAGGCTCGGATGAGCCGATCCATCTCACTCCCGGCATCCGGGTAATCGCGATCCGCTTTCACGCGCTCGCCCGTAGCCTCCACGTTCCCGTCCTCGAAGATGAATTCAAGGATGGGAACCTCCCAAGGCGCAACAGACGTGCTATGCACCGTGTGATTGTCGCGCCGGACCGAAACCGTGTGATACAGCATGAGGGTACTCTGATTGCGCTCCTAATTCTGGAGCGCCACCAGTGTACCAGCCGTAGAAACACGGATCCAGTCATAACTCAGGTTGACCATGGCCGCAGCGCCCGCTGCAATGGTAGCCAGGTTCGACCACGAGCCGGGACCCTGGGGGTTGCCCGACACGCCGCCAGAATCCGGTGCACCCTGAAGTGTCAGCGATCCGCCCGACAGGTTCAGGACAACAACCGTGTTGTTGGCCTTGAAACCCAGCGGAACGCCATCCACTTCGCCCGACACCAAGTGCAGGGTGTGAGTCCCCGAACCGGCCGACGTGGTGTTGATGGCCGCACCGCCCTTCGTAGCGGCCACCGAAAACGCCTGCCCCGCCGGACTCACGACGTAGTACAACTGCCCCGGGACGAGCCCTGCGGGCAGACCGCCCGTGGTGCTGAACGTCACCACATCGCCCGCGGTCGGGGTATACGCCCCGGGTACGGTCACAACGCCCGGCGAGGCGTTGGTGATGCTGGTGATGGGGATGAGATCCCCGAACGGCACCGCGGCCTGATCGTAAGGCAGGTAGAGCGGAACGTTGGTGAAATTTACAGTACGCATTGCTTTTGCTCCTTGTTCCGGTTACGCGATGCTCAGGACAGCGTGCGCATTGCGCTTGCCGGTGGTGAGCGCGGCCTTGGCCGTCAGCGCGAAGTAGTGGACGTACCGATCATACACCCGCGGGGGTGTGCGATTGATCATCCAGTGCCCCTGAATCGGCCGCAGCTTGAGGAACCGGCTATTCAGGAAGTAACACCGCTTCATCCACGGGATGGACGGCGCGTCCAGCGTATCCAGTTCGGTCATGACCGGATCCCAGATAATCTCGACATTCTTGAAGTACAGGCCCGTCTTGATGCCTTCACCGACGCTGGTATCCAGTTCGGTCGGCTCAGCCTTGGCGTTCTTCATGAACACCGTGCGGTTGATTGTCTGCTTGGCATCCTTACGGTACGCATCCAGGAAGCTCTCGCCAACCAGAATCTTGTCAGGCGCCATGCCGCCGTAGCGGATGCAGTTGCGCCATGCCAGTTCCATCTGGTCGGTCAGGTTCCCCGCCGTGGCCGTGCTGATACCCGTGATGGCGGTATTCTGCCACCATGTGTACAAGCTCTGATCCAGGCCGCCAACCACCTGCGAAACCGTCGGAGTCGTGGACACCAGAAGATCAAGCCCCGGGATGTCCGTCGCGCTCTTGGTTCCGTCGCGGTGCAGCATGTAGTCAAAATTCTGCTGGAAGCCCAGCTTCAGGGTCTCGGAATTCTCCTGAAGCAGGTTGGTAAGCTGCACCTTCTCCGCTTCCGTCGGCACGCTCGACTTGTCGTCGGTCATGACGATGCCGTTCTGCGCGAGTTCGTCCTCGTTCAGCCCGAACCCATCATGGAAGCTGCCCCAAGTGTACTTGGCCTGCTGCAACGTGCGCTTGCGGTTGTAAGTCACCTGCGCATCGCCAAAGTACGACTGGAAATTCGAGTCGTTGGAGTAGCGAAGCTGCTCGACAACGTACTGAAGGCCGCCGACGTAGGGCTTTTTGCCTTCCATCAGCGTCTTGATCAAGGGCCGCTCAACGTTCACCTGGTCGATAGGGTCGTTGCGCAGAAAATAGTTGATGGCAGCATTGCCTGCATAGCTAAGCTGCTCGGTTGTAAACGGCATGGTATGCACTCCAAAATGAAAAGCCAGGATGTCCTTGCCTTCCGGGAGTGCGAGTCCCATACGCCACGGGTGAGCCCGTGTCAGGTGGGCGAGTCCTGAAGTACGCCCGAAGGTTCACTGCGGCAATTAAACCACAGTGTTTTTCAACTTGTCAACTTCGGCTATTCGCCGTCCTCGTCTTTGTCCTCAACAGCTTTGTCAATGGCCGCCCGTGCGCCTTTGTTCAAATCTTCCTCGCTGGCTTTGCCTTTGCCGACCTGCATCTTGCGAAGTTCTATGCCAACGCTGCGCCGCGTGTTGCCTTCGGCATCCGTATCCTCGCTGATAGAATGCACGTGCCCGTGCGCAATTATGTGCAGCTTGTCGCCCACGCGCGGAGTGTCAAGCCCCAGCTTGCCCATCTCGTCCTCGCCCAAATGCACCTTGAGCCCGTGATGATACCCCCCTTCGTCATCCATGCTGACCGGGCCACCGCCCCGTTTGCCCTTCTTGGCTTCCCGCTTCATATCTACCAACGGCATAAAAATACCCTCACTTCATGTTGGCAAGCGCGGCGGACATTGCCTCCAGCGCACTCGTCGGTTGTTTGACCTGTCCGCCGGCCGGGGACCTACCTCCGCGCAGCGGCTGGTTGGCCGGGACCGCCGCTTTGCGCGGTTCCGGGGCGATGCGCAGCGCATTATACGCTTCTTGAAACTGAGCCGCCCACTGCGCAACGGGAATCTGCTGGAAGATCGGCCGCAGTATGGGCATCAGCATGGCGCGTTTTTGCTCGTACTGCGGATCGGTTCGGCGCAACTGCGTTTCCATATCGTTGAGCGCAGTTCTTGCGCCTTCTCTCTCCGCAGCGGCCTGCTGTGTCTGCTGCATCTGCTGGCTGTGAGCGGTCCCCAGTTCCGTCTGCATCGTAGTCTTGGCTCGGGTCCGGGCAATTTCGCGGGCGTACCCCACGGTAATATGGCCTTCGCTCACGGCCTTGATCAGATCCTCATGAGCGCGCAACGGATCCGTAACCGTGCGCTCTTTGCCAAGCAGTGTAGCCAACCTGTCTGCTACGGCCTCAAGAGCTTCCAACGCCTTTTCCTGCTGCGTCGGATCGCCGCTGTTGAATGCCTGCATGAAGTTCAGAATCTCCCCGTACTGCTCTGGGGTAACGCTGGCACTGTGCAAACCGCCAACAATCGTATTGAAGTTCTTGGTCGCTTCATCCCGCTGTGCCGTCGCCTCTTTGGCTGCGGCTACAAGTTTTGTCATCCGTTCGCGCGTTTCGGGCTTCAAGTCCTTCGGAATCGGATCGTTTACCGCGTCCGGCTCTTTTGACGGCTCCTTCTTGCCTGGTTTATCTGTGTCACTTTCGGCGCTGTTCTTTTTGAATTTGCCGGTAGCTGGATCGCGTTCGCGCGACTTTGAATCAGCGCTTGCGGGATCGGCGTCCCCCTCATCTTCTGCGCTATCTTCTCCAGTTCGTCCTTCTCCGCCTTCATCTTCCGCACCATCAGAAGCGCTAGCGTCAGCGCTGCTCTCGTCAGCCTCCGACGCAGCGCTATCTTCATCATGGACGGGATCCGTGCCAGCATTCGCAGCATGGTCGCCTCCAAGAGCCGCATTTACAGCGTCAATTACGGTTTCATCAGCCATGGTCAGATTCCTCGTGGTTCAAGTCGGGGGGCCAGCCGCCGGAACTCCGGCGGGCGGGGCAACTGGGGCTGGCGGCGACGGAGCGCCGGGCGCCCCGGGGGGTGCCGCTCCCGGGGGCATCCCCGGCGGTGCAGCCCCGGGGAGCGGCATCGGGGGTGCCTGCGATGCAGCGTCACGCTGTACTGCGGGCAGCGCCAACTGCGCGGCCGTCATCGGATCCAATTCTCCGCGTAGCGAAACGTTGATATTCGGAATGATCGGCGCTGGCGGTGCCCCGGCCCCCGGCGAGCCGGGCGGTGGCACTTGTGGCAAGAATCGGTCAGGATCCGAGTCATCCCCCATGCGCAGCATGGTTTCCTTTACCAGTTCGGTAAGGACTTTGGCCATGGCGGTATCGCCCGTGGCCAGCGCTTGCCGCAGTTCACCGATTGTCTGCTTGATGAGCGGCAGAATCGTACCCCACGCCTGCTGATCCATCCCTTGACGCGGTTTGCCGGTTGTCCCGGCGTCTATGCGCACTTCTACCAGTGTAAACAGATCGTCAATCGACATTCCTTCCGGCCAAAACGCCTTGGGGCCTGCGATCCGCTGAACGTCCGGTATGGTCAGGCACTGAAGGGCCTGCTCTGCCGTGTACGTAGCCACATCATCCAGCACCAACTCCAGGTTATCCCGATCCGAGCTTGTGCGGGCGTTGGTCCCGGCCTGCTGGATGTTGGCTTCTGTGGCCGTTCGCGGGTTCCCCGGGCCGGCAAGGGATGAAGATAGCGCCTCCTGCACCCCGGACATCCGTTCCATGTCGGACAGGATCAGTTGCGGATCGAACACGCGCATGTCAATGCCAGCAACCGGCTTGGGCGCGAAGCAGTTGGCTAGCGGGATGTTCGGATCCGCCGGCCGCAATGCGGTGTACTCCTGGTGCTTGGATTCAGACAGCTTTCTGGCCTGTTCAGCATCCAGCATGGCAGCGTTGAACAGCACGCCCGGGATGGAGCGTTCGCGCGTGATGCGGAAATTCGACCGCGATGCGCTGTACTCATCCTGTAGCTTGTACAACCGCCACGAAAGCGACTGCGGATGCCGGGAACCGTCTACCTCGTAGAACGACAGATAGAAGTAGGCAAAAAACCGGCTCGTGGGGTACGGCGGCGGGAAGGGTTCTTTGGCCCACTTGCTTATGCCGTCGATCACGGTACGAATTTGCTTGTCACGCCGGTCCCATACTTCCACCACGCGGATGAACGCCGGGGACTCGGGCGTGCTGGTGCTGGTGGTGAATGCCTGCGCGCTTTCGGCCGTGAGCATCCCTTGCGGCAGTACGTTGTCAATATCGCGAGTCGTCAAATCCTTCGGCGCGTGTTGGTAGAACACCTTGGCTTCCGCCATATCCTCTGCCGTGAGCCGGGGAAATGCGGCCAAAGCATCCTCTTTCTCCATGTACAGTTCTTCACCGATCCAGTGCGCATCCAGATAGTCCGCAATCTGCGAAACATTGGTGGCCACCTGGATCCGTTCAGTCGGCACGAAGTCAATGACAAACATGCGTGTGACGGACAGTTCCAGCTTTTCCTGGAGCGATTGCACCAACGCCTGCTTTTCCGCTTCGAGCGCGTCAAGATCCTCACTCGTCTGCGCGCCCGGGTCGTCAATCAACTGCTGCTTGGCATGAATCGCCTTCAGCGTTTCGCGCGCATCGTTCAGCGCTGTTTCAACCTCCGGCTGAGGCTCTTTCTCCGATACCATCGTGCACTTGAGCCACCCTTCAGCCGTTGACAGTGCGGAGCGCACCATGCGGCGGGCCTGCTTTTTCAGCTTCGCCTTGCGCCACTGGCTGGATATGACAATTTCCAGCGTGCGGGCGAACGCATCCATGGTCGCAGTGCCGGAATCGTCCACCTGCGGGGTTTTGCGAACGCTCACGTCCGGATCGCGGGCGTATAGAATGGATGTCAGGATGTCGATGAACGCGCCGATCAGGTTTGTGGTGACGGCCCAGGCAAGATCCGATGTGCCGGCGGCGTAGCGCCGGTCGATAGCCACCTGCTTGCGGAAAGACTCGTCAAATTTGCGCGCGGCGTCGTACTCCTTCCACAGCTTTTTTGTAAGCTTTTCTTCTTTCTGTTCGTCGATGTCGTTCCCTTCGGGCGCATCGGGGGTATCCGCACTGTCAAGGAAGCCATCGGCCGCTTGCCGTGGGTCGCTTTGAATGCCGGCTACTCCGCCTGCCGGAGAGTTACTTGCTCCGCTGGTCGCCATCGTTCGTATCCTGGTTGTTGACGATTTGATGCCGACGCCGCGCCATCTCCATCGCTTGCGCAACGGATGGGAGCGGTGCCGGAGCGTTGCCCGTAGGCGGCACAGGGCGGCGCGTAGGCTCGTCCTGATCGGTTTGCAGCGCAAAACCGGGGCGGCTGATAATCACTAGAAGTACCTCACTCGCGGTTTATCCTGCGTGTCGCCATATTCCAGCCACTGCGCTGTAAAGGGCTTAAGTATGGGCCTTTCGTGTGAAACTGGCAACTGCACGTGTTGCATCTGGTCTATTCCACGGCCGATCAGTCCGCACACATCCGCCGCGTCATCGAATCGGCCGGCCGGGAATTTCACCAACTGGTCTATAACCCGGTCCGCCCACGCCCTGCGCACCGGAAAGTGTACCGTACCGGCCGATGCGCGTGCATGAAACGCCTGAAGTTTGGCGCCTTTGTCCTGCATCGAGGGGAGCGGTTCGATTACGGTAAACTGCTGGGTCTCCTGCATCGCTCGACGAATCACCGGACCCAGTGCCTTGTCAATAACACCACCCTCGTTCCACCAACGAATGGGCTTGTGAAGTCCAACCAGACGGATGAATTGCGTAATGCTGGTGTCAGTCTCGCGCTGCCCACTCCACCAGTCCAGCGCCCACAGATGCCCCCGGTGGTCGATCCCCCACACTCCGTGCTCGGTGTAGTCGGGTTCGCTCTTGCCTTTACGCGCCTCCATGGTGGCGTAGTCCGACGCGCCATAAATCGCCAGCGTCAGGGGGAGCGCCTCCAGGTTATCGTACTGCTCGATTCTCATGCAGCGTCTACCCGGGGCTTGTGCGGATCGTACCGGCCGAACATCTCCCGGTTGAAGAAGATACCCACATCCGGGGCGGGGCGCTGCTGGTACAGTGCGCTCCATGTGCGCGAAGCCATGGGGTTGTTCTCCCATGTGGTCCAGTGTTCGCGCGAAAACCACTCCGGCCACAGGTAGTCCCCTATCTTGCGCCCCAGCGGGTCGTCCTCCCGTTCACACTTGGCCTGGATGCACAACACGTCCCAGTCCTGCCCGTCGCGGCCGCGAATGATGCCCGACTCCCCCGCGTAATCCGGCGGCAGGATCATCCCGCACAAGTCCAGTTCATGCCATCGGGTCATGATCAGAATCGCCCACATCGAGGGTTTGGCGCGGGTCATGGCCGTGTCGATGTACTCCTGATATACCTTCTCGCGAATCGTCGCACTATCGGCCTGCTCGCGGTTGGCCAGCGGATCGTCAATGATGATGCCGTCGGCACGGTTGCCTGTGATGCCGGCCAGAAGGCCCGCAGCCATGAGGGTAGAGCCGTTGGTAAGGCTCCAATCGTCCACCGCCCGCTGATCGTCAAGCAGCTTCGGGCGCTCCGCCCACAGGTTGGAGTACGCGGGCTGGCGCACTACGGCCCGCACCTTGCGGCTCTGCTTGGCCGCGATGCCGGTGGCGTAGGATGCCATGATTATCTGCTGATTCGGCTTTGCCCCCATGATCCACGCAGGCGCCACGACGGATGCGTAGGTGCTCTTGGCGCTGCCCGGCGGGGCGAAGATCATAAGCCGCCCGCGCGGGGTCTGGATGCACTTCTGGATGCGCTCCATCATGAGCAAGTGGTGCGCAGCTACCCGGGTTTCAATGGGCGCAAAGCGCGTAGGCGTGCGCTCGACCAGCCGGGCCGTGGATGGGGGCGCCATGTCGTCCATCTCATCCTGCCCCGGGAGCGGCACGCCAGGGATGGCAATGGACTGGCTGAATTCGGCCAGGCTGGTGCGTGCGCGCTGGCGCCGCAACAATTCCGCTGCCGCCTGCCCTGCGCTTGGGGCGCTCATGCCAGGATCGGGTCCGCGGCGGCAGAAGCGGCCGGCTCCGGGCTTGGCACGGATTCTACGTCGATAACCGTGGCATCCACGGTGGACGCGGCTTGCGCGCGCAACCGCGGGAGCGGTGCGCCACGCACCAGTGTCAGCAACTCGTCATCGCTCATTTGTGCAAGGGCTTCCTGCGCCATCTGCTGCGCCGGTATCTGGATCGTGGTGCTCATGGGTTTTCCATGGCCGCGATCCAGAAGCATCTCCGCAGCCCGAAGGCGCTCTTTCGCCTCGGGCGATGTATCCATGACTTCCGCGATGATACTGATGGCGCGTTGCGTGTGCTCGCGCGCCAGTTCCGAAGCCCCGCGTACCCTGGATGGTTTTCTGACCGGCTCAACGGCCTGATCCGTGGTCGGTTCGGGAAATTGCAATGCGGCATCGTTCATGTTATCGGCTCGTGCGCTCGCGACAAATCGAACGAGTCCACCTTGTCCTGTCGGCGCAAGGCTTTCACCAGCACCATGCAACTCGGGGTGTTGGTGCAATCATCGGCCGATGAATCCAGCGTCCGCCCGTCGATGAACACCAGAAGCACCAATGCCGGCTTGTGATCCACGCCGATCAGGATGATTTTCGCCAGTAACGGAAGCGCGGCGCTCACCGCGCGGGCATCGTATGCGCTCAGCGGGTTGTCGGGATCGTGCAGTGGATCGTAGCTGCCTGCCCCAGTCAGTGGAGACAGGGGCGTTGCGCTTTGCGGTAGGGGCGTGGGTGTAGGTATTGGTGCAGTCTGGGACAACGCTTGCGCGCGAATCTCGTTGACTCGATGCACCGTGCGTACCGTGTTGTACAGGGTATACCCCACAAACAACCCCAGCACTGCCGCCAAAGCAGCCATCGCGGTCCGTGTAAACCAGTGTGTAAACATAGGGGCTACCTCTCGCCGTGAATTGTAGCCCCCCGGGGTTTGTTTTTACAAGGCGCTGTTGGGTCCCCCGAAAGGGGTTTACCGGGGTGCGCCCCTGTGCCTTATCCAGTAAGCCCCGCGCCTTATCCAGTAAGCCCCGCGCCTTATCTAGTAAGCCCCGCGCCTTATCCAGTAAGCCCCGCGCCTTATCCAGTAAGCCCCCGCATGAGGCTAAAAGCTTTGGGCTTTGGGCAGGTGCAACAAAGCCGCCGCCGCTGCGCCAAGCCCTGAGCCTCAAAAGAGGGGTCTACCCCCCTCCCGCCCCCCTCGCGTCCCCGGAGGGTATATGCGTATAGGGCGACCGCGCTTTCAAAGCTCATTGCTTTGAGCCCGGCAGCGGCAAGCCCGGAGCGGCAAGCCCGGAGCGGCAAGCCCGGAGCCCGGCAGCGGCAAGCCCGGAGCGGCAAGCCCGGAGCCCGGCAGCGGCAAGCCCGGAGCCCGGCAGCGGCAAGCCCGGAGCCCGGCAGCGGCAAGCCCGGCAGCGGCAAGCCCGGCAGCGGCAAGCCCGGAGCCCGGAGCCTGGAGCGGTTACAGGCTCAGGGCTCAAGGCTCAAGGTTCAAGGCTCAAGGCTCAAGGCTCAAGGCTCATTGCTTTGAGCCACAGGCGCAAAGCCGCTCATATCGCATTACAGGCTGTCAAGGGAAGCTATCCGCACGGTGGAGACATCCCGAAACCGACGGCCCGGAGCAATGTAGCAATGTTGCTACAATCATAATTGTACGGATATACAGTATTGCACACTGTACAGTACTGTATATCCATCCATTTTCACCAAGTCGGCGAAGCCGGAATTACACCTGGAAGTGTAATTTTTAATTCGGTTTCGCCTAGTGTAATTGCTAGTGTAATTAAATCTAAGTTACTGATAATACTATTATTTTTATTATTTTGGTTACACTAGTAGTAAGAAAGTATAGGTAGTGGTAAAGGCTTTGGGCAAAATAGTATGGTGTAATACTATATATGTATATCCTATACCGGGCGACCTGAGACTTAGTGTCCTAGTGTAATTTTTTTTTCAAAATTTTTAGCCTTTTCAATGGGTTAGAATTAATTACACTATGAATTACACTAGGCTTTTTGCCCCTTACACGTACACTAGGCGCCCCTAGTGTAATTTTGGTGCGCTGCGCAAATCAAGCAAACAGCCGTCCGAAAATTCAATTTGCGCATTGCAACAAAATTGTATGACTTCTCATCTCCCAGGCAAACTGTTCAAAATGAGACATCGAAATTCTGCCCGCGACATTATGCCGACCGCCACGCGCGACGTGCCAAAAATTGTCACAAAGTGACGTAAAACGTCACTTTCTGCCCTGAATTGTCAGTCGCAATCGTTCGCGCTGTCCGCTACGTGGCTGCAAACCCACGGGCCGCGGACATATCCCAACTATAAACTCAAGAGAATCAGCTACTTGCGAATGGCCGCCTCAATTCCTGGCGGGCTGGCACGATATCTGAATGCTTGTAAACCGGCCACACATGCAACCAGCACCACGGAGACACACTACAATGCTCTACCTGACCCTTCTCGCCTTGATCGCTACTTTGGCCTACCTTGTGGCGATGCGCCGCGCCAGCGAAGCCACAGCGCTTTCCGGGGGCATCAGCGCAGCCAGCAAACAGGGCTCCGATGCGGCCATGGCCGCGAAGCGCGCAAATGCGCGTCGGTATATGGCAAATCGCGGTATCCGCGACGTAAAACCCCTGTACACTTCCATCCCCCGTTAATTCACACTCAAAAGAGGAGCACGACATGGCTACACCGACAATCACCCGCTCTAACGTCTCTCGCGTGTTCAACGATGCCCACAATCGCCTTATGGAGTGGTATCGAGACCGCATCGGCGCCGAGGGTGGGCACTGGACTGCTCGCCATTTTGCAGAGTCCATCGCGCTCAATACCGACGGCACCCCCTATGATCAGGAAGCGTGCGATATTTTGGAAGTCCTGGATGCAGTCAAGGCGTTTGAGCAGTCGCACTAGTCCGGTACACTCACACACTCACACACTCACACACTCACACACTCACACACTCACACACTCACACACTCACACACTCACACACTCACTCAAAAGAGGATCACAACAATGGCACATGAAATTGAAAACTGCGCGTACTCGACCGACGAAGGCAAAGGCTGGCATGGCCTTGGCAATCCGATCCCAGCCGATGCGGCCAAAGACCCTCACCGGATCGCAGCGCTCGCGGGCGCCACGTTTCGCGTCGAGAAGCGCGAATGCTTCTACTCAAACCCTGACGGGTCTTACACTCAAGCCCCGAACCGCTCGGTGCTGGTACGTTCGGACAATAACGCCATGATCGAAGTGACCAGTAGCAGCAGCTACCACGTGGCCAATCGGCAGCCAGTGGATATCTTCGCGGCGTTCCGGGATCATCTGGCGGAAGAATCCCTGAGCATTTCCCATGCATCCGTACTTCGTGGCGGCGCTATCATCGTGGCGTGCGCCAAACTCAATGATGCGTCTTTCCAGGTCGGCCGCGGGGACCCGGTTAACCACTACCTCACCCTCACAACCGGTTATGACACTGCGCACGGCACTAAAGCCATGCTCGGTTCTATCCGTGTCGTGTGCGCCAACACGCTGCAATCGGCTACATCTCAGGCAAACGCCAACGGCCGTGCGACCACACTCAAAGCCAGTCAGCGCTTTGAGCACGACACTCTGACTGGCATCGTGGCGAACATTGGCGACATCCTGGCCGCGGAGCGCGCCAAATTTGAGCGGCTCGCCAATGCGCCAATGACCGATGCCGACGTCATGCGCACCTTCGCCGATGTTCTGGACATCGACATTTCCCGGCCTGACTCCATCAGCACCCGTGCCCGCAACATGCTCTCCCATCTGGTGGCCAGCTACAACCATGCTCCAGGATCGGACATCGCCCGCGGCACAGCATGGGGCGCCCTCAACGCTGTTACCCACTACGCCACGCACGTAAAGACCGTGCGTGATACCAAGAGCGACGGCAACGATAGCGCGCGCCTTGCGTCCAACCTATTTGGCGATAGCGCCAAGGTCAAGGCACGGGCCTTGGAGATTCTCACAAGCCGCTATGCCATGGCTGCCTGAAACCACTGGGGCCGGTCCGAACTACCCCGGGCCGGCCCCGCTCGCACACTCGCACACTCAACAAAGGACACGACAATGCTCAATCTCAATGGTGCCTTCATCATCCTTTCAACCAACAAACCGCCCTATGTCGATATCCTCAGTGCTGGCCATCTGGCCTTGTACCAAGATCGGTGCCGCATCGTCGGCACCGACAAGGCCATGGCCGCTATCTGGGGCACTAACGCAATCGGCGCGATTAGTTGCCGCGAGCGAGTACTTGACGACATCCTGGCCAACTACACGGGTCCGTGGGAAACAGACCTGAAAATCCTGGCCGCTAGGACCATCCTCAAGCAATATGGACATGATTGTGGGGATAACGGCAACGGTAGCAACGGCGGTAAGCCCGTCGATGCACCCAAGCCTGCACCACGCAAGCCCGGGCCGAAAGGTGCCGCGGCGCCCATCCCGGCCGATGCAGCCACGGCATAAAGCCCCAAACCCCGAACCCCAAACCAAAAGGTACTCAATCATGATCCGTAACCGTTCACGCAAAGCCCGCGGCGCCGATTCTCTCGGCGCCGCGGTAGCGATTCTGGCCATTGTGGCCGGA